TGGATGGTTGAGAGCGGATCGCTCGTTGGTATGACGGCCGATGACCTCGAAGAGCACGGCGCAGAGACTGGATTGGTGCTTGAGTACAACCGAGGGACGAATCCACCGGCAAAAATACAACCTAACCAGATCCCGACCGGCCTCGACCGCATTGGGCTGAAAGCAGCAGCGAATATTCAGGCGATTTCGGGCATCAACGACTCAATGTTGGGTACAGATAGCGCCGAAGTGTCTGGAATTGCTATCCAAGCGAAGCAGAATCGCGGCGCGATCATGATTCAGGTGCCTTTAGACAATTTAGCGAAGTCCAGACAGTACCTAGCAGAGAAAATTCTGAACTTAATTCAGACTTTTTACACTGAAGAGCGCGTTATTCAGGTCACGAACGAAGAAGACCCGATGCAACCGCGCGAACCGCTGGTTTTGAACACGATGTCGCCCGAAGGAGACATCATCAACAACCTAACGCTGGGTGAATACGACGTAATTGTCTCCACTGCCCCTGCGCGGGACAGCTTCGACGAGACTCAGTTCGCAGAAGCACTGAGTTTACGCCAAGCAGGTGTCGCAATACCTGACGACGCAATCATTCAGTACAGCCATCTAGTGAAGAAGGGAGAACTGGCCAAACGTATACGTCAAATGACCGGCCAAGAACCGCCAACACCAGAACAGGCACAGGTCATGCAGCAACAGCAGATGCTGGCGATGCAAAACCTGCAGCTGGAGACCATGAAGCTCCAAGCTGAAGTCGAAAAACTCCAGACCGAAGCGGCCGTAAACGTCGCGAAGGTACAGGAAGTAGCGGAAGTGAATCCGCAAGCCCGTCTGGCTGAGCTACAAGCGAAGCTCCAGATGAACCAAGAGCAGCTAGCCCTCCGCAGAGAGCTTTCTGCTGCCACCAACGAAATCCGCCAAGGGCAAAGTGAGACTACCGCCGCAGCCAAGATAGCTGCGGAAGCTATGAAGCAAGGTAGAAGCGCTACGCGTACAGCTGGACCAACCCAACCAACCCAATAGGACTTTGAGATGAGCACCAAAGACGAAGCAACCGAAGACAAGTCACTGGACTTTGACGTAATGCCAGGGGCCGATCGTTCTGAAGAGGACGACGCGCCTGCACTTGACCTTAGTTTTACACAGGAAGAGGAACCGGAGACCGTTGTCGAAGAGGAACCCACTGTCGCTGAAGCCGAAGAATCGGAAGAAGAACCTGAAGCCGAAGATCCCGAAGAGGACGTGGCCGAAGATGAAGCCGAAGAAACCGAAGCAGCTGTCGAAGAGGAGGTAGAAGAAGCCGAAGAAGCACCGGAAGAACCTACTCCCGCGCCTAAGAAAGCGGCAAAAAGCAAAATGGTTCCTAAAGCCCGCCTCGATGAGGTGCTTGCAAAGCAGAAAGCCCTACAGAAGCAGCTTGATGAGATAAATGCTGCCAAAGAAAAAGCTGAAGAAGCGCCCGAAGCCTACGATTTCGATGAGAAAGAAGTCGAATACCAGAACATGGTGCTCGACGGCGAGACAGAGAAAGCCGTAGCCCTGAGACGCGAGATCAGAAAGGCGGAGCGCGAGCAGCTTGAGTACGAAATGCGCCAAGAAATGACGCAAACCGTAACCCAAGACCGCCAAATGAACGCGCTTCAGCAGGCAGCGACCGCTATGGAAGAAGCGTATCCCGTTTTTGACCGTAACTCAGCGGAGTTCAACGAGGATTACACGAACGAGGTCCTCGAACTGCGCGATGCGTTCATGTCCACCGGCTATGACGTAGTAGATGCGCTGTCAAAAGCCGTCAAATACGTCGTGAAAGACCACGATTTAGATCAAACGGAAGAAAGCGCACCGAGTTTGGCTGGGAAAGCGCCGTCTGTAGACGAAGTTGCCAAGAAGCGTGCGCAAGTAAGTAAAAAACTGAAGGCCGCAGAAGCTCAACCACCTGAATTGCCAGGTGAAAGCTCCTCGGTTCATGGAGAGAAAGGTCTAGACGTCTCCAACATGACCGAAGAAGAGTTTGAAGCGTTGCCTGAAGCCACCCTAAGACGCCTACGCGGCGATATTTTGTAAGGAGCAGCCTGAATGGCGAGCGAAAGAGACCCACGATTAGCCCGAGCAGGTGTCTCGGGCTTTAACAAACCGAAGCGGACGCCTAATCACCCGAAAAAATCGCACATTGTTGTGGCTAAAGAGGGAGATAAGATCAAAACCATACGTTTTGGTGAGCAAGGGGCTAAGACTGCGGGCAAACCCAAGGCTGGGGAAGGCGACAAAATGCGTAAGAAGCGCGCCAGCTTCAAAGCACGCCACGCTAAGAACATATCCAAGGGCAAAATGAGCGCGGCCTATTGGGCAAATCGCGTGAAGTGGTGATCTGATGGCTAGAACAGACGAACCTAAATGGAAACGCATTGTCGCGTCGGTTAAGGCGGGCTCAGCTGGCGGAAAACCTGGCCAGTGGTCAGCCCGTAAGGCGCAAATCGCGACGCAGCGCTACAAAAAGTCAGGTGGCGGTTATAAGGGCCCCAAAACAAAGGCCCAGAAGTCGCTGTCTAAGTGGACTAAAGAGGAATGGGGAACAAAGTCCGGTAAAAACTCAACTCAAGGAAGCAAAGCGACAGGTGAAAGGTATCTCCCGAAGAAGGCTCGAAAAGCTTTATCAGACAAGGAGTACGCTGCCACTTCCCGAAAGAAGCGGGAAGACACAAAGAAAGGCAAGCAGTTCTCAAAGCAGCCAAAAAAGATAGCGAAGAAGACAGCGCGGGTTCGAAAAGCGAGTCACCGCCCTAGCCGACGCAGCTGATTTAGGTGTTGCATACATATATTAGTATCGCTAATATTCGATGTATATTCGTCCATCAGAGCGATATCTGATCGGCCCGTAGCCGTAAAAAACGTAACCATCGCCTGCACAAGGCGTTAAACCTGCCGAGGTCGCTCTCGTTAAAACGCGCTAGTTCGTCGTCCCACGACACGGGAACACGGATTAGCCGCTCCAGTAAGTCGGCTAAACGAGCAGCTTTATTAGCTGCGCTATTAATACGACAATTTTATGGAGGCCATCATGGCTTTAACGAACTTCGGTACGCTTACGGGCGACCAACTGCAGATGTGGTCGCGTGATTTCTGGAAAGTAGCACGCAACCAATCTTTCATTAACCAGTTCGCTGGTACTGGCTCTAACGCGATGGTTCAGCGAGTCACTGAACTGACCAAGAACCAAAAAGGCACGAAAGCAAACATTACGTTGCTTGCCGACATGACCGGTGACGGTATTACGGGCGATAACACGCTTGAAGGGAACGAAGAAGCACTGCGCGCGTTCGACATCAGCATCGAGCTGGATCAGCTGCGTTTTGCTAACCGGATCGCTGGCCGTATGACGGACCAGAAGACGGTAGTGAACTTCCGTGAGCAGTCTCGCGACGCACTTGCCTATGCAATTGCGGACCGCTGTGACCAGTTGGCATTCTTGACTCTGTCAGGTGTTGCTTACACTCACAAAAACAATGGCGCTCTGCGTGCTACTTCTTCTTCTGCTGGCCACGAGTTGGTAGATCTGGAGTTCGCGTCAGATGTTTCTGCCCCGACTAACAAGCGTCACCTGCGGGTAGATGTGTCAGGTGGTACATCAACGCTAGCAGCTGGTGATACCACTGCTGTTGCTGCGACCGACAAAATCGCCTATCGCGATATTGTGAACCTGAAAGCGTACGCCAAGGATAACTACATCCGAGGTATTCGAGGTGCTGGTAACCAAGAAACCTTCCACATGTTTGTTACTCCGCAGCAAATGGCTGACCTCAAGCTTGATAGCGATTTCTTGGCCAACGTGCGTAATGCCGGTGTCCGAGGAACTGCGAACAGCCTGTTCGCGGGTTCTTCAAGCCTGATGGTAGACGGCGTGATGATCCATGAGTTCCGTCATGTGTTTAACACTACTGGCGCAGCTTCTGGTGCTTCTGGAAACGCTGGTGCTGCAGGGTACAAGTGGGGCGCTGGCGCTAACGTAGACGGTGCTCGCGCATTGTTCTGCGGTGCTCAAGCTCTCGCATTGGCTGATATCGGTCTGCCTGAGATGGTCGAAGACACCTTCGACTACGGCAACCAGTCAGGTATCTCCGTAGGCAAGATCTTTGGCCTCCGCAAGCCTAAGTACAACAGCGACATTAGTGGCTCTGTACAGGACTTCGGTGTCATCTGCCTCGATACCGCTCAGTAGAGCTGATAGCCCCCTCTTCGGAGGGGGCTTTCTTTTTTTGGAGTGCCCAAATGAAAAAAAGACCTTACGCCAAGGCAAGAACAACAGCTACGTCCACCCGCCGCGATCGCTTGCGCGGGCAGATGGCTCGAATGGACGCGAAAATGAAAGCGAAAAAAGCTGAGGCCGCGAAGAAAGCCGCAGCCAGAAAAGCAGCTCCCGCTAAGAAGAAGGCACCTGCGACACTTGGGCAAGATAAGAAGCGAAGCCTTTCTAGTAAGCCTGCTGCAGCTAAAAGGCCGGTTCCACCTAAAAATCCAAGAACAGGGCGCGCCCGCACCTCCGTCGATTCCAAAACCAATATGGATTTCGATGCCGCCCCACGGAATACAAACCCTAACCCACGCGCCCGTGCTCTTAGTATGCAACGCGACAAGACCGGTGGGGTAAAGACCAAAGCAGGCGAGTACAAAGTATTCAAGAAGAAGTCACAGGCTGCAGGCAGCTTCCGCTCAGCTTTCGCTACGGCGAAGAAAACAGGCAAGAAGACATTCACTTGGAACGGCAAGAAGTACACGACCAAAACTAAGTAGGCAATAAATCATGAAGATTGTTAGCAGCGAGGACTTACGCATTACAACACTGGGCGGAACCGCCGTCTTGTTCGAACCAGGCGTACCTCGGGAAATATCTGAGGAGATTGGTCTTTTAGCGATCCAACAGGGAGCAAAAGAACTCAAGGGTTCTTCTGTTGTTGAGGAAGAAATTGATGTCTCGGTTGTCGAAGAAACATCTGTCGAGGAGATCGTGCAGCTGGACTCAGAGCTAGTAACCGTCCTTGAAAAGATGATGGATGAAGGTGACCCAGACAACTTTAAGACGGACGGCTACCCGAAGGCAGCGGCTGTAAACAAAGCTGTCGGAAGGACCGTTAACACGGATGACCGAGAAGCGGCTTGGGAATCAATCCTTAACTCATAGGCGAAGACGATGACGGTAACGGTTCAAAGCGTTATTGACCGAGTACAAGCAGTACTGCAGGACACTACTGGCGTGCGGTGGCCGGTAGTCGATGAGCTTGTACTGTGGGTGAACGATGCCCAACGCGAGATCGCTTTGTTGAAGCCAGATGCGTCGGCTAAGAATGAAACAATCACACTCGCGGCGGGTACCAAGCAGTCGATTCCGGCTGGTGGCAACAGGCTGCTCAAAGTTGTCCGCAACATGTCTGCTGCATCTAATGGAACGGGTAAGCGTTCTGTAAGGCTCGTAGATGCTGAAGTATTAAACGGTCAGACCCCCGACTGGCATGACCCTTCTGTATCAGGCGTCGCTGCGCACACTAATATCGTGAAGCACTACGTCTATGAAGAATCGAACCCTCGAAACTTCTACGTCTACCCTGGCGTTGCTGGCAGCGCGTTCTTAGAAATCATTTACTCAGATAACCCAAGTACGGTCGCGCTGAATGGGAATCTAGATATCCCTGACATCTTCGCAAACGCCGTCATGAACTATGTGCTCTACATGGCGTTCATGAAAGATGCCGAATACGCAGGTAATGCCCAGCGGGCTGGTTCGCATTATCAGATATTCCAAGGGCAAGTTACTGGTAAGGGTGCGATCGACGCACTCACAAACCCGAATACTGAACGCAGAACGGCTATGGGAGCGTAAGGCATGGCGATTTCATACGAAACGCTTCTTCCTGAAATCCTACCGATGGTGTCTGGATGCTCCGACACTATGGTAGAGAACAGTATTCGCGCTGCCGTTATCGAGCTGTGCGAACTGTCAGAGGTGTATCAGGCCGAGCTTGATCCAGTGACCACTGTCGGTGGGATATACGAGTATGACCTAGAACCGCCAAGCGGTACTTCGGTTCAAAAGATCCTCTGGGTCACGCATGAAGGTAAAGACATAGAACCGTTATCCAGCACGCTTTTAGAGCAACGGATACCAAAGTGGCGAGAAGGCAACGGTGTACCCGAATACTTTGTGCAGCAAAGCACCCAGACGTTCTGGCTAGCTCCCGTACCTACAACGACGTCTGTATCTAGCACGATTGTGCGCGCAGTGCTGAGGCCGACTCATACAAGCACTGCTTGCGACAACGACGTAATGGATCGCCATAGGGACACGATTGTTAACGGAGCCCTATTCCGATTGCTGCGGATACCAAACAAAGATTGGACGGATCTGACCGGCGCAGGCTTGTACGGATCTTTATTTAATGACGGTGTAAAGCGCGCTGAGCTACAAGCTCGTGGGGCAGATACCGGCATAGCTAGGAGAGTTCGATATGGCGGAAGTTCGGGTGCTTTGCGCACAAGACGCCGACGTTACGGTAGCGGAGGATAAACCAGCTTTTGCACAGATCCGTGAAGAGTGGGACTGGGTGAAGTGTGGGATTGAAGAAGTTTTAGCTGAGCAGGCTCAGCTTACGTTTAGACCAGAAGATGTATATGCGGCTTGTCTAAACGGAGAAGCCCACCTTTGGGTAGCACCAGAGGGTTTTGTAATTACTACCGCAGAGGTAGACGAGTTTACGGGAGCAAAGACATTTTTACTCTGGTTGGCATGGGCCAAGAATCGCGGACAAAGTTGCGCGATTAAGTACCTCCCCTTTTTTGCGGAGCTAGCCAGAGAAAACGGTTTCAAGAACATCGAAACCCGAACGCCTATACCAGCTTTAGAGGATTACTTTTTAGCTGAAGGTTGGAAGAAAGACACAGTAATTTACACGAGAGAACTGTAATGGGTAGCAAACCAAAGCAATCAGACTACAAAGCATCAGAGGCCGAGAAAACTGAAGCCCGCGTTGGTGCGCAGAAAGCTGAGTTTTTTAATCAAACCTACCAGCCTCTGAACGTTGCCGAACTAAAAGACTCCCTGACCGACGATATCAAAAATATCGCACGACGCCGTGGCAATGCGGATGTAATGCAGGGGCTGACCGCTAAGCCGAATTTCCGCCAGACACAAAACGCCGGTCAAGTGGCAGCGGACTTATCCGGCGCGTACCAAGGGCAGCTAGGTAAAGCAGGTGCTGGTGCGCTACAGATTCAGAACACAAGAGGCGCGGCGGCTATCGGCGTAGCGCAGGGTCAAAGTGCAGATTCAGGATCAGCTTTATCCACCCTCACTAATATCGGTACCAGCCGCGCTTTGACTAGAGCGAAGAATAACGAATTGATGCGACAGGCTCGATTGGATGCCGGATTGAAGATCGCTGGCGCAGCAGCCGACAAGAAGTTCGGTTCGGGTAATGAGGATGAACCAAACGCCTGGGATAACTTCCGAAACGCTTACAACAAAGCGCAAGGGGTTACCTAGTGGCCTTCGAAGACATTCTGCAGTTCGCACAATACAGCGGCAACCCCCAAGGCTCGTCGCTGACCGCGTATAAAGGTGGAGAGGTAGACCCTGAGCAAACTCTAGCGAATATTACGCAAGCTGAGTACGCCAACTACCTGCGCGACGTACGGCCGATTGAACTTGAGCTTGTAGAAAAAGCGAAGACCGATACAAGCCTGATTGATCAGGCTAAAGAAGATCGAGACAACGCGAACCAATTAACGCAAGGCGTTATCGACAGAAACGCGGCGCGTTACGGTGCTGCGCTCACGCCAGCGCAAATGGAGCAACAAAGGCGCTCTTTAGCTAGGGGCACTACCCTTAGCGGAATCCAAGGCGTGGCAGACGCTCGTGTTGCTCAGAAAGACGCTAACAGAGCCCTGATGGCTGACTTGATAAATATCGGGCAAGGCGTAAACCGCGCGTCTTTGGGTTCTCTGCAAAATGCCGCAGGTGCCGCTGCGCAACGTGAAAACTCCTATAAGAACGCAAAGGCTTCAAGCAAAGCGCAAACCTACGGGATGCTGGGCTCGCTCGGCGCTGCGGCGATGATCTTCCTGTAACAGCACATTATCCGAGATTAATTTATGTCCTTATCAAGTTTTTTTGGCGGTGCAGGCGCAAACGCAAGTTACAACCGAGACGCGGCCAACCGTCAGTACAAGAACCGTCAGCTCGATTTGCTTGAGAACGAGGAACAGCGGCAGCTAGCGGGTGAAAAGGTAAGTCAGATTGCTAACCTTTCTCGTGACTTGGGCGTTTCCAAACGAGCAGGCGAACAGATTGACGTAGAAAAACTGTCCACACTCCTTACAGAACAGCGTAAGACGGGGAAAATTGACCCTAAGCTTAATCAGCTAGCTGTGCTCCTTGGTAACGAAGACTTAGCTACAAAGCAAAATCCTGGTTTTTCGTGGAAGCAATTTCAGGTCGGCCCACAGGGTACGCTCACAATGAGTGGCAGTTATGAAGGTGAGGAAGGAAATAAATTCGCCACTGAAGGTAGAAGTAAAGACCCTAATGCAAAGGTAGCGTTCTCCACACCAGCAGAAGTCGCAGCACTCCTCGGTAATCAATACAACCAAGTATGGAACCAGCCAGGAGCCGCCGCATTTAAAAATGAGCTCAACCTGAAGAACAACTTAATTGACTCAGAACAGTCTATTCAAGACAACGAAGCCCAGATCGCTACAGCCGTTGGCCAACTAACCAACGAGGTAGAAGCTGCAGTCCTTGAACTTGGCGGCGAGGACGGCCCCGCGACCGCAACTAAGATGAAAGAGGCGTTAGCTGGCCTGCCATTCAATCAGCAGCTTGAAATTCTGCGCGAGCAGGCCGGAAACCTTTCACTAGATACAAGCGACATTATTAATCCAGACGTAGAAAAAGCTGCCGCCGAAGAAGCGCAAACACAATCAGCTGGCGGAGCCGGAGCCGGTGATAGTGACGCGCAGGCCGCGACTGCAGCTGGTGATAGTGACGCGCAGGCCGCGACTAAAGCTGACCCTGAAAAAACTATGTCGCCTCAACAGGAAGCTAAACTTCAGAAGCAGCTAGAGGTCGCTAAAAAACAGCTTGAACGGCAAAAACAGATCGGTGATCGAGGAAAACTCAGCGGTGGTACAGGTTATATCGATCAGGCAGAACAACGTGTCCGAACACTTGAGAACATGTTAGGTGGCATGGAGCAAAGGGAAGCTATTGCAGCTGCGAAGAACCCTGCCGCTGAACAGCCCGCCCCTAAAAGTCCTGCTGAGACGCCTATAAAAGACGATGACCCTGAGATTCAGGCCACTGCTCAAGCAGCTGAAGCGGCTACTGATCAGGAAATCGCGGCAGGCAAAGTGCGGGTCACAGCTGAAGGGATCGCTGCTCTGAAAAAGAAGCTGGAAGCTAAAGGCATACAAACACTCGAAGACATGAATAAGGCAACGCGTGCCGAACAGCAGTATATGCGGGCCATGCTATCGACAATTGCAGCGAATGAAGATCAGCGAGAAGAATACTTGACGCGAATGAACAACGTCATGGCAACAGGTAATGCTGACTTCGATTCGAAGACGCTCGGCGAAGCTATCCTCGCTCAAAGAGCGCAAGACCAAGCAGACTTTGACTCTGACACTAAACGCGGAACAATGGAGACAGGTCGAGAGAACGCCAGACGCCTCCAGACGGAAATGTTCGAAACCTTTCGCGGTGATCAAGGCACATTTATTGGTGGCAAGGTTAAGAAGATTTCTGACCTGTTCGTCGATAAAAATGGCGAGCCACAAGACGTAGACAAAGACACTTACTTGCAAGCAGCGATAGGCCCAGGCGGCGCTATATCGTCCATCTGGGGTAAAACAAAAGAGCAACTGCGCATTGTTAATGATGGCAATGCATCAGATATGCAGAGGAAGACTGCTCAGCAACAGCTCAACATGTTGCAACAAGCACTCCTTGCGCAGATCAGTTTCGGTATGCAGTTTCTCAGCCAAGATGGCGGCTTGGAGTGGAGTATGGCAACCGATTCTGGAGCGCCTGCATCTGGTAACGATTCTGCGCTATCTCGCATCGCGAAGGATGGGGATGGCTACATCATCGTTAAGCCTGGATCTAAGGATAAGGATGGAGATGGCTTTACAGGGAAACAACTAGCGGAGTTTTTCAGCGATAAAGAACTGAAGGCATTCTTTGATGAAAAGCTGACTGAAATTAGCAGTCAGCGCGGCTTCTAAAGCAAATGGCTAAAGATCCAGTACAAGCGCTCTATGATTGGAGCAACGACGGATACGACACTCAGGTTACTGAGGGTTCTACCAAAGCTACTACGCCCGACGGTGTCGCGGAGACGTTTGGTCGCGGGTTCGACCAAAGTATTGAAGGCATCAGCACCGATACTGACTTCTTCAAAGGACTGCTAAATACCGCTATCGGGGATGAAGAAGCGGCTGCGAAGAACATCCGAAGGGCGAGGATGCGAGAACAACGTCTTGCCGGAAACTTCGGCGAGATGCAGAACTTTGAGGAGTTCATAGAAAACCCATCGTTCAGCGGCTTTGTATCTCAGGTTGCTAAGAACCTCGGCCAAGTTACACCGTATCTAGCTACTACGCTTGGTAGCGGACTCGCTGGTGCTGCAGTTTCCGGCCTTATGAAGCTCGGCGTTAGTGCGGGGAGCCGTCACGTAACAAAGCGCCTAGTGCGAGATGCTTTTGAGAAAAAGCTCAAGGGCGAAGCAACCCCTGAAGAGGAACGCGTGCTAGCTGTCGCGTACCGTCTGGCGCAGCGCAATAACGCTGCCGACAAGATAACCCTAAAAGGCGGTGCTGCCACAGGCATGTACGGCCAAGAGTACAGCAGCATGGCTGGCTCAAATTTCGGCGAGAACCTCGATTTCTTAGATGATGAAGAAGCAGCACTGAGGTCGGCGGGCCTGGCCGTGCCGCAAGCGTTTATTGGCCTCAAGGGCGAGCAGCTTCTTACAAAAATGCTGATGAGAGACCTTGGCGACATCGCAGCTAAGCGGTCGACAAAAGAAGGCTCCTCGTTTGCGAAGCTCGCTAAAAATCTAGCGAGGGGCGGTGCTACAGAAAGCGTAGCCGAAACTTTGCAAGAAGGTATTAGTGTTGCTAATCGATTCGACATTGACCCTGAATACACTGCGCAAGACGCTGCCCTTCGAATGGGCGAATCCGCTTTTGCTGGTTTCTTCGGCGGAGCCGGTATCTCAGGCGCTGGAAGCGCCACAGTAGGTACGTTTCGCGGCGCTCAGAACGTCATGGGTAAAGCCAAGGACTACATCGAGCAGGCCCGACAGCAGCAGGTCGACGCAAAAATTGATGGTGAGCAGTATGGTGTGGACTCAATGGGGTTCACGACACCGGAACCACGAAGCTCAGTTAATGCGCAGGTTAGAGCAGCCGTAGACCCCACCACCGCGCGGCACTCCATTTGGGTCGAAGGGCCAAACCCTGAGTACGATTCCTCCGAGACAGAAACAAAAGAAGTCGAGATCGAGGCTGGCGTTGATGAGGACGGGAACGTCACCTATCAAAAGTTCTATACGCGCTTCGTACCTGGTCGCGGCACGATCATCTCTAAGAACTTCGACATCGTTGAAGAAGTCGCTGAGTCACAGGCGAGCGATGAAGCATTAGCAGCGGCACTACAATATAGCGACGTTAAGCCGATAGACGGCGACATTGTTGTGGAGGCCTTAGATCGCGAAGGCAACGTAGTCTGGCAGCAAGGTACAAACGAAGACGGATTGGCTGGTGCGTTTAGCGCAGCTGGTTCTCAGGTTCCTGCGGGCGGCACGGTAAGACGTCGCTCGGTGAAAGAAGCACTCGAAGAACGGCAAACGCTGTTCAACCAAGAACAAGGCCCGCAAGTAAGAAACATCGATGCGGAAGGTTTCGAGGATGGCTTCACCGATATCGATAACGAGCTAAAGGTTGACCAAGAGCTTGGTTTTGAAATTGACGAATTTGGCATTGGCAGCACTGAGCTTGGCGATGCGAAAGAAATAAACATTGGTAACGAGGAAACTTATCAGCCCCGTTCCGATGGCAATAGAATCTTCGATTCGACCAATGAAGCACGCAGCGAGTTCGCAGCAGCATTTGAAGATGTAGACCTGTCGGACTTGGGTAAAGATGAGTTCACAGGGGTCTCTTTTGCAGAGGGCAGTAAGTTTGCGCTGATGTCAGATGCTTTCTTGCGACAAGCTGCGAAAGCAAAGCGTGAAAACCCAGGCACAGATATCTTCGTCATTGAGAATGAAGACGGCAGTCACTCACTCATGCAGACGGTCAGCCCTGAAGCTGAGTTATTTGGCTTTGACTCCCGCACTGACACTCTTCTTGATCCTGCAGTTGAAGCAGAGATAGACGCTGAGGCCGCGCGTGCTGAAGCAACGGAAGCAGAGCTTGATGCTGAAGAAGCCGTCAACCAGATTAAAGACACAACGGAGCTACAACCTGGGCTCGACTTATTCGACCAGCAGCCTAGAGAAGCCCCACCAGCTGGCCCTGTTGAGCCAGACCCATTGCAGCGAGGCGAAGACGCGCCACGAGTTATCGGCGGAGTAGCGACGGCAGCGCAGTTTATTCGCAACGCCATTAAAAAGGCGAAAAAAAGCCGTTTTGCGCGTCAACGCCGTACTAAGAAAGGTTGGGTAAACAAAAAGCCAGAGGAACTCGTCACCGTAGATGGAGTCGCTGTAAACCTCGTCGATCTAGTCAAAGACGGACAGCGTCTTTTTTCAATCGAACAGCGCGGCGAGTTCACCCAAGGCGGTCGAGTAACAGCGATGCGCAACGGTTTGTTTCAGATAATCGGTTCGCTGATTGCTGAAGGCAAAGTGGTGAAGATTGGCGGATACGACATTCGCTCCAAGCTCCTCAAAGACCTGCAAGACATATCGACCCAGATCGCTCAAGAAGAGCAAGCAGTGGCGGATGCAGCGTTGGAGTGGGACTTAGATCCTGACAGCCCCGATTTAAATGCGCGTCTTGCCGAGGTTCAACAGTACCTATCTGAAGTTGAAGGCAGAGTCGCTCAAGGACGTCGTGCTGACAGAGAGGCCCGAAGAAACTCGCCACTGGATCGATTAAAAATTCAGCGCGCGAAATGGGCACGCGACTACGCCGAGTATCAAAAGCTTACGGCGCAAGGCGTGAAAGGCCTGACGGAACCTGTGAAGCCGCCGCTTCTTGCGCTAATGGACGTGCAGGCTGGGATGGAAGACGGACGGTCAATCACCGTCGGCAAACTCCTAAATAAAACCCCTGAGAACACGCCCTCAAAAGATGCAATCTACACGCTGACAAACGAAGACGGTTTTGTTGTTTTCGAAGGTAACAAGCAGCAGGTGCAAGAGGAGATTGAAAGCTCCAACAGGCCTTACATCATCAGCAAGAACGGCACGCGCCTAACTGACGAAGAGTTTGCGCAAGAGCGCAACGTAGGCTTCAACGACCGCCCGACTAACTTCCGGCCCGACGAGCCTGTGGCTGACACGCCGAGCGAAGACTTAAGGCCGATCGGCTTCTCAGAGCAAACAACGGACGCTGATGCTGATTACGCTTTTGACCCTGAAGCGGAAAACCTAGGTGACCTCAAGCCGCTCGGCGTAAAGGCCGGTTCGATTGCAGAGCGTGTTGTTAATATCGCGCGCCGAACGTTGAACTTAGATAAGCCTACGTCAGTCTTGTCAGTCCGCGAATTGCTGCGTATGGACAACTTCGAAGACGCGTTTAGCGATCCGAAAGTGGCCAAGTATGTAAAGGACGTTGCCGAGCAGCTTGTAGCTGATCCACAAGGTGGTGGTAGGTATATCGGGTTTGGCGACGCGCACATCATTCTTATTGACGAAAGCGCGGGCAAGAACGACCTGGACACGGCGCTGATTGTTGCTCACGAACTGGGGCATGCCCTATTCAAAGAGCAGCTGTCTTCAACGCTGAAAAACCCTGCGTTATATAACCGCCTGTTTGACGAGTTCCAAAAAGCGCGCGATGCAGCTGACGCCCCTACTGCCTATAAAGGTAAGCATGGCTTCGAGGAGTGGTATGCAGATCAGACCGCTAACTGGGCCATTGCTGAATACGCCAAAGACAGAAAGAAAGGCTTGGTAGGCGCGCATTTCCAGAAAGTTGCTCGCAAGCTAAAGCAGTTTTACAAAGCCTTCTCTGCTGACATGAAGAAACGGTTCGGCCGAGAAGCCGTTTCGCCAGAATTCCGTGGCTATATGGATGAAGTTATACGACGCCGTTCCGAAGGCAGCACGGCATCTGGTGCGCAAACAGCGTCGATGCAGGAGAAAGTCATTGTCCGCAAGATGGCAGAAGTCATCGAGAAACAGCAGCCAGGTTTTGTCGGCGCGGTTAACAAGAAAGTACAGCAGCTGATCAGAAGCGACGGCTTCACACCTGTTTACAACTTCATTTTTACAGCTGATTCGCGCCTCCGAAAAGTCGCTGGCAATAAGGTGGCCGACCTGTTCTATGGCAGAGCGCAGCAGGCCAAAGGCAAAGGACGGAATAAGCTTGGCTTTATCAAGACCTCAATGCTTGAAGGTAACCGTTGGCTTAACAAGCTGGAGGACGCAATCGATGGCGACCTAGATTCGCCGGAAGTACAAGCTGACATTGATATAGCGTTTTCAGACACACCAACCCGAGACCTGACGAACAAGAACGCGATCGCTGTGCGTAAGTGGTTTGACCAGTTCTACGATGAGTACATAGAGCCGTCTCAGGCTGACATTGGTAGGCAGACTGATTATGCGCCTGTTGTGCTCAAGCTTTCTGAAATCGAGCAAAATCCAGACGTGCTGATTAAGCTAATCCTCGAATCTGATCCAGAAGCAAAGCCTGCGAACATCAAGTTTGCCGTGCAGAAACTGGTCGATTATCAGCAAGCCGTTATGGACGGTGCCCCGATAGACATCAAGGGGACTAATCCTGCGCAATCAGCTGAAGCGGCAATTAAGCTGACGAAGGCTGTAGGACGAGACAAGTTGAAGGCCGCCGGTCTTCTCGAAGACACAGACGTCGCGTTGATGACCTACATCACGAAGACTGTGAAGCGCGTCGAGTGGAAGCGTAATACTGAAGACGACTTCGGTAACAGCATCTACGAAGAAGAACTGCGCAAGTTGTCAGGCAAAGATCAGGCAGAAGTACAAAAAATCGTACACAAGTATCTCGGCTACCAAGAGTCCCCGCTGAGCCCCATGTGGCGGACGATTAACAGCTGGGGTTCTGTACTGCAGATCTTCGCCATTCTCCCACTGGCGGTTTTGGGGTCTATCCCAGAGTTGGCTGGGCCTGTTATAGCAAGCAAAGAATTCAGTTCGGTTACTGAAGGTATGAAGGAGATTGTCAGAAGTATCCGCAACAGAGATGAAGCGCGAGCCTTAGCTAGGGATCTCGGAGTTGTAACTAGTCAATCAGTCGCGAACATCATGATGTCGCAGGCAGAACTAGATTTCATGAGCGAAGGTGCGCGCAAGCTGACAGACGGGTTCTTCCGAGTGACTCTGCTAGATACATACACCAAGTTTACGCGCGAGTTTGCTTCGAATATGGGCGTGCGGTTTATTATGAAGCACGCTGATATCGACGGAAACGCGAACGCCTTTTCCAAGAAGTACCTCGATGAGCTAGGCGTGTCCTCTGCCGATGTGCAGGCATGGTCTAAGTCAGATCAGAACTTCAACACTCCAGAGGGCCAGCGCGTCAGAATGGCGCTTCAACGTTTTGTCGAATCATCAACGCTACGACCGAACGCTGCTGAACGACCTCTGTGGGCGTCTGACCCACACTGGGCGTTGTTCTGGCAGCTGAAAGGTTTCTTCTACTCCTACGGCAAGGTGATGCTTGCAGGCGCACGACGCGAAGCAGCCTCACGTTTGGATGGCGCTACCGCAGCCGACGCAAGCAAGTACGCGGCATTGACTGGTGCAGCTGGCGTGTTTGCCCTAATGGGTATAGCCACTATGCCGCTAGCTATGGTGGGCATGGAGCTTCGTGAATACGCCAAGTTTGGTCTTGCTTACGCAATCCCAGGCATAGACCACGACGCTAAAGATTACTTCCGCACGGACAACCTCAGTTGGCCTGAATACCTAGGCGCTGCATTTGACCGCTCTTTTGCTGCCGGTCCCATAACGATTGCTCAGCAGGCGATGCAGGCAGCTGATTGGGGGCGCGGCGTTACAGGCGCGGCCGCAGTTGTTGCGGGCCCAACTGCTGAAACCGTGCAGCGTATCTTTACCGATGGGTTTTCCAGCACCTTTGAAAATCGAATGTTACCAACAGGACTTCTGTAATGAGTTTAGTAGGACAGTTGATCGGCCCTGTAAGCGGTCTGCTCGGCAAGGTCATTGAAGACAAGGACAAAGCCGCTGCTCTCGCGCATGAAATTTCCACTATGTCAGAGCGGCACAGTCAGCAACTCGCCCTTGAGCAAATAGAAGTTTTGAAGCTCGACGCAAAGGGCAATTGGTTCCAATCGTCGTGGCGACCCTTAGCCGGTTACACATGTGTGCTGGGGCTCATGGTGAACTTCTTAATCGCGCCCATCGCGGCTGGATTCGGTGTTGAGATACCGCAGGCTGATGCTGGCGTAATGATGCCTTTGCTTCTTGGGATGCTCGGTCTGTCTGGCGGTAGAAGCTACGAGCGCATCAAAGGAGTCGATAAGTGAGCGAATTCAAGTATTTCAACATCGAGGATTTTAACTGTACGGCTACTGGGAATAACGCCATGTCGGAGGCGTTTATACACCGTTTAGATGAGCTAAGAGAAGCATGTGGATTCCCGTTCTACATAACAAGCGGGTACCGAGACCCAGAAGGACACCCAATAGAAAAGAAGAAAGCAAAGCCTGGTACTCACGCGCAGGGGATTGCTGCCGATATAGCGGTACAAGGCGGCGTACAACGCAGATCAATCGTTGAAAAGGCGCTCGGTATGGGGATGTCGGTGGGTGTGGCGAAGAGCTTTGTTCACGTCGACACGAGAACCACGACCCCAGTTATGTGGTGCTATTAATTTATGGTAAGTTATTACCGGGGCTAATATACTGCCGGTACATATAGGTGCATTAAATGGCGTACTCAGAGACCATCAATTTGGTTACAGGCGATACCCTGCCCGAGCTGACCTTTACTTTGAGGGACAGTAACGCAGCCGCGTCTGGGCAGACTTTAGATCCAAACAACAGCGCCACTTGGGCACCGATCAACGTGTCCGGTGGTTCAGTGAAGCTTCGTCTACGTGAGCTAGGCAGCACCACCGTCAAAAGCACCCTTGTTTGTAGCATTACGGATGGCAGCGCAGGGAAAGTGGTGACCGGCTTTCCTCCGGGTACATTAGATACAGCCGGAACGTTTGAGGGTGAGATTGAGATCACCTTCTCTAGTGGGGGTATCCAGACCGTCTATGACCTAATCAAGCTGAAAGTCAGAAGTGATTTTGACTAATGGCGGCAAAAACTGATCTAACCCATCGCCATATTCGGTCTGCGACAACGTTCGTTCAGATCGACGCCGCAACTGCTTACCAGTTCGCTCGCGGCGAAATCGCGTGGCAAGACGTTGTTGCGGCAGAGATTATCCTCGATCCCGATACGCTTAATCGATACTTCCGCGACGATACGGTTAGTTTCAACGATGTAGCTTCGCTTGGGTTTACGAAGACGAACTTGGACTCGTTCGGCTTCTCTGACAGCCAAGTTGTAGAAGTGCAGAAGGGACTGGCCGACGCCTTCGCGTTTTCTGAAAATGTAGCGATTCTTCTGACCATCTTGCGTGATTTCGACGACTCCTTCGCAATCAGCGACGTGAGTGTACTGTCTATCGACAAGGGAGTTGTTGACTCGATACCGCTGGCTGATGTGGTTGAAATGGCTGTGTCAGTAGCGAAGAGCGATGCGCTGTCTATGACCGAAGCGGCTCAGTTCGGGGTCTCGAAGGCTGAAAGCGACCCGGTCGCTGTCACCGACAATTTTGCCCGTTCGGTTACTTATGTTCGGGCGTTGTCTGATCAATTCGCGCTGGACGACGCTGCGACGGTGGATGCCTTCAGCAAAGAAACGAGTTCTAACAAGGTCAATGTATTTACCTTTGCTGACACACAGGTGCTTGCTGTAGCGAAAGCCCCAAGCGACTCGATTTCAGTAACGGACGTGTTTGCTCGCGAAGTCTCTTTCACCCGCGATTTCAACGAATCTGTGACCTTTGGTGAGAATGTCAGCGTCTCTCTTCTGACCACGGTTTCCTCGGTACTGGCTACGTCAGCACTAAATACTTACCCCCTAAACTCGTAGAGGATATTGGAATGTTTGACTCTGAACTAAAACTGAAAGGCCATGTGACCGTTGCGATCAACGGCGAAGTGGTTCAAGAGATCCCGAACTTGGTTGTCACATCTGGCAAGGCATACGTCACATCGCGGATGAAGGACACCAGCAAAGGCGCGATGAGCCATATGGCTGTTGGTACGTCGGCTACAGCGGCGGCTGCGAATAACACCGCGCTCGGAGCAGAGGTTGCCCGTGCTGCGTTGACTTCGAGCACTGTCTCAAGCAACACGATTACTTACGTCTGCACGTTTGCTGCTGGCACTGGAACTGGCGCTTTGACTGAAGCGGGCATCCTGAACGCCAGCTCTAACGGCGATCTTTTATGCCGAACCGTGTTTTCAATCGTGAATAAAGGTGCAAACGATGCCATGACAATTACGTGGGTCATTACCGCTTCTTAACCGAGAGAGCATAGATGTCTGTAAAATTTAGCAACAATGCTAAGACGACGCTGTCGTCAGGGATCACAAGCTCCGCTACGTCGATTGCCGTTGCGGATGCTTCCGTGTTTCCCTCTATTTCGGGCAGCGAGTACTTCTATGTAACTTTTGAAGATCTCAGCGGTAACGTAGAGATCGTGAAGGTCACAGCGGTTAGCTCGAACACCCTGACCGTAGTTCGGGCGCAAGAGAGCACGACCGCTAGAGCTTATGCGTCGGGCGACAAAGCTGAGAACCGCTTAACTGCTGGTAGTTTGAACGATGTTTCAGATCAGACCGTTGCTCTGACAGGTGCTGGCGCTACGACTGTCAGTGGGACGTACCCTAACTTCACGATCACCAGCACGGACAACAACACCACCTACACGGTAGGTGACGGTGGTCTGACGCAAAACAACTTCACCAATGCGTTGAAGTCCAAGCTAGATGGTGTTGAAGCCAGCGCAGATGTCACTGACGCGACGAACGTAACGGCTGCTGGTGCGCTGATGGACAGCGAGCTTACCGCTATAGCCTCTGTGAAAGCGCTGAATCAAGGCGTAGCGACCACTGACAGCCCTGCGTTCAATAACCTAACCCTGAATGGCACCGGCTCGGTTAAGGTTCCAACTGGTACGACCGCTCAGCGAGACAGCAGTCCTGCTGCTGGCATGTTCCGATTTAACAGCACAACCAGCCAGTTTGAGGGTTACACGTCAGGTTGGGGCGAGATTGGTGGCGGTGGAGCCGATCTAAACGTCAACACGTTTACTGGTGACGGATCAACAACCGCTTACACGATATCGTCATCCCCGTTGATCGCGAATACGCTCATTTACATCGACGGCGTTTACCAAAACAAGTCCGCTTATTCCGTCGCTAACGACGTTATAACCTTCTCAGCCGCGCCCGCTAGCGGGTCAGTCATCGAGGTTACTGCGGCTACAATTGCTGAAGTCTCTACGACATCAACAACTTTTGTGGTCACGCAGCTTACAGGTAACGGCTCAGCTACCGCGTTTACGCTCGCCGCGCAGACTGTCGAGAACAACACTAACGTGTACTTCGACGGCGTGTACCAAAGCAAGGCGAACTACTCAGTATCTGGAGCTACGATAACTTTTAGCACCGCTCCAGAAAACGGTGTGGCTATCGAGGTCATGAGTTCTGAGGGGGTCACGCTCAGCATCGGCACCCCAGACAATAACTCAGTGAGTACCGTAAAGATCGCGGACGGCGCGGTGACTCAAGCTAAGATCGCGAACGACGCCGTTGGCTCGGATCAGCTTGCGACGAATGCCGTAGTCACAGCCTCGCTGGCAAACGACGCGGTGACGGCAGCTAAAATTGCTTCAGAACCCGTTGCGGTTGGCATAACAACGGTTGTTGCAAGCGCCAATATGACCGCGACGGTAAATACGCATGTCTATGTAGATACCGCTGGCAGAACCATCACGCTTCCTGCTTCACCGACTATAGGTCAACGAGTTCTGGTTACTGTCGGTAACTTTGATGACACCGTGATCGGTCGTAACGGCAGCAACATCATGTCCAGCGCGAGCGACATGACGTTAGATCAAATTCACTTATCACTACAATTTATATACACGAACGCTACGGTCGGGTGGGCAATGTCATGAGTAAATTTTCTGATTTTGTATCTGGCGGTAGCGCTGGTGCTGACATTAATGAATACAGGTTTTATCCAGACAGGGGAGATGTTTGGACTGACAGCAACGGTTTCGTTTGGATGAAGAAAGGCGCTAGGACTCTAGACGCCACAACCTACCCTGATGCATATGCGGTCGATTCTGCGGTTTCACGAACCACTGATTACCAATCAGACGATTACACGGGCGATGGCCCAATGGCCATATCTTCAGACGGCGCGTGGGCTATCGTTGCCTACAACGGCTACGCTACGTCATACAGACAGACTAATATTGCAACAGACACAACTACAGCCAATACATCTTTCCCTAGCTCAGGTAGTCATTACGCGACTATGGGGCTTGCTTACATTAAGTGTAATGCATCAAACCAATCATCGATAACTAACGCCAACAATTATTTTGTTATTAGAAGCGAAGTTGTACCTTCTAACACCTCTGACATGAGGCTACGCATGTACTCTCTAGTAGGAGGGTCTGGTACTGACGCTGGAAAACCCTATCAGTATATGAATGATACGGCCCTGAGAGATACTTCGGGAAACAAATTGTTCTCACAGTACGGCTATGGAGCCGCTTATGGTGTTGGGGAGCTCCACTGGGATCCTTCTAGCCGAAAGCTGTACTTTATGGCTCAAACAAGCACTAACTGCCATTTGTTTGTTTATCACTGGAACGGCGCAGGGTTTGGATACAATAATTATAACGCACCTAGCACCACCAACAACGCCACCACTCAAATAGATTGGAGAACGCAAGCTGGGAATAACGCATCTACGATTAACAAAATGTCAGGTGATGCTACCCATCTATATGTGGGCTATTCCGCTTCCGGCGGCACGAAAATACGCAAAATTTCAAAGTCAGGAAATCTAAGCTGGTCGAGCGGCACAGACTTGGGTTTCGTCAAAGTTAGTGGGGATACCGGGGCGAACGTCTTGGTTGATTATTCTACTTACTTTTCTAAGGAGGGTATGAGCTACCCGCCGAGTTACTACAAGACAGTGAATTCCGTTACTAAATTCATGGCTGGAACTAACAGTAGCGGCTCTAAAAGGCTTAGAGAGTTTGCTCTGAACACCCCTGTCATTGGGGAAGATTCACCTGATTATCGTGCCGCTAAAACGCAATATCAGAGGATCAAGTGATGATTAAAATGACGGCCCCGTCTCCAATGGCAGCAGAAGAGGCTGCAAGATCTTGGCGTGATGAAGAGCTAAAAGCTACAGACTACATCGTACCTTTGTCCGATCATCCACAACGAGCGGCTTATATGACGTTTAGGACTGCTTTGCGCGACTGGCCCGAGCATGAAGGCTTCCCTGACATTCGACCCGTGTTAGGAGACTAATATGCCGCTCACTACCATAAAAACAACGGGTGTTACCAACGACGCGATTACGGCTGACTTGATTGCTGACAGCGCGGTCGGCACTGCGGCAATAGCAAACAACGCCATTACGTCTGCAAAAATAACTGATGGCGCTATAACATCCGCGAAATTATCAGCAGGCGCTGGTGGAGCTTTCAATAACTTCTCCATCAAGACGGGGAACTATACAGCGGCTACTCGCGACCAACTCATAGTCAACTCATCAAGCGCGGTGACTATTACGCTGCCCTCAAGCCCCAGCGCTGGCAACGTGGTTTTCATCAAAAACGCAGGTACTGGCACGGTCACGGTAGCTCGCGCTGGATCACCCATTAATTCGACAGCAGACAACGGTGAGCTTGCGGCGAACGCTGCTGCAACCCTGGTTTACGTCGATTCCACCATCGGCTGGAAGGAACTTTAGATGGCTATTAAACTAGGTGGCGGTAGCGCTGGTGCTGAGATTAACGAGTACCGATGGTTTCCCGATAAAGGGAATATCTGGACGGGCAGCAACGGCTTTGTTTGGCTAAAAAAGGGCGCTCGAACCCTCGACACAACAACTTACCCAGATGCCAACGCTATCGGCGGTGCGCTATCTAGGAGCACGGATTATCAAGCGGCGGCTGCGAGCGGCGGTACTAGCCCTGGGGGTCTGGGCGTCAGTTCAGATGGCGCGTGGGCGATCAATTACACGACGTCCTATAATGGGACTTGGTATCAGACGGATATAGCATCAGACACTGTAAATGCTCCAAACCAAAACTGGCCCGGTACGGGCGGTGGCTGGATCATGGGGACAGGTTACATCAAATGTAACGGTAGCAATCCGCAATCAAGCATCGCAAACGCGAACGATTATTTCGCGGTTGCTTTAGTTACCTTCAGCGGTAGTAATCTCGTCCTTTATGCGGCTAGTCTAGTCGGCGGCTCAGGAACAGACGCAGGGAAACCTAGCAGTAACGCGAATAGTTTCTCACTAAAAGATTCAGGCGGTACGCTTTTGAGTGCCTCGCCTTATACATATACCACCCCGGGCCAGCCTGCCTGCATTCACTGGGATCCTGTGAATCGCAGACTGTATGTGATGCTGGCTTACTCCAATAACAGATGCCATCTGTTCGTGTATTACTTAAACAGCTCAACATTTGGACACACTGGTTTTAGTATTTCGTCGAATCAGGATCGCGCAAATGTAGTGATCGATTGGCAGTCACAGTCAAGCAGTGGGACAGATGCCGCTTATTCGATAGATTCGATGTCCGGTGACTCGACGCATCTCTACGTTGGCTACTATACCCTTGCGGTTGATTCTGACGGCTATCGTGAGAATAAAATTCGTAAAATACCGCTGTCAGGTAACCTCAGTTGGTCTAGTGGAACTGACGTAGCTGGTTCGGTATCTGTCCCGGGTTCGCAGGGACAGAGTGTTCTAATTCAAAATTCTAACGGCACTTGGAGCGTTGAAACGCTGGAGGAGCTGCCCCGCTATTACAAGACCGTCAACTCTGTCCCTAAGTTTTTGGGGCACGGCAATGGCACCAACGCCTTGCGCGAGTTTGCTCTAAACGTCCCTATTATCGGCGAAAATTCTGGCTCGTTCAGCTCTCGACAGAATCAAACCCAATACCAGAGGATCAAGTAATGGTTGGCATGACCGTATTAAATCCAATCCAAGCAGCTCGCAAGTGGCGTGACGAAGAACTACAACGCACAGACGTTGCCGCGACTGTTTCTGATTTCCCGAACGCAGAGGCAGTGATTGCGTATAGACAGCTTCTTCGCGACTGGCCCGCTAGTGACGATTTCCCAACTACTCGTCCAGTGTTAGGAGCCTGACATGCCGACAACAAAGATCAAAGCGACTAGCATTGCAGACAACGCTGTGACTTCCGCAGCCATAGCTGACGACGCGATCACAACCGCTTTAATCGCAGACAACGCTATTGGTTCAGCAGCCGTATCGAACAACGCGATTACCACCGCAAAGCTGGCGGATGCCAACGTCACGACCGCCAAACTAGCGAATACAAGTGTCACATCCGCTAAATTGTCAGGCGCTCTTACAACGCCGAGCAGTCTGACGCTCGGTGGAGACTTGATCATCAACACCAACAACATTAGTGGTGGTGATTATTCGAGCTTACAGCCAGAACAAGTAACGGCTTCTGTATCGTCCACGCACAACATCGATATGAACAAGCCCCTTCATATCATTACTTTGTCAGCTTCAACGACCTTCAGCTTTACGAACCTCGCTGAAGGTAAGATCACCATGATCAAGATGAATGCTGCGAGCGGCAGAACCCCTAGCTTTGGATCAAACACGAAATGGCCTGCGGCTACGGAGCCGACTTGGGCGGATCACGTTTACTGGCTAGTTTCGGTGATTGGTCACAGCGGCACCATTACGCTTGCTTCGGCTACTGGATTCACGGTCTAGGTAAGTGAGCCTACCTACGAGCTTTTTTATTGGTAAAGGAGCCACAGTCGCATCTGGCCCGCGATGGCATATTTTGATGGCGGCTACAGGAACCAAATCAACAAGCCGTACCGAGGCGCATTTTGCGAACCCCGGAACATCTTCATTCTTGAGTGCCACTAAATCATCAACAGGCGCGGGTTCAAGAACCGCAATAGGCGATGGCGAAGGCGTATACAAGGCGTTCTTTGATTGCACCAACGTCACGAAGTTCGCTTACATAAACGGCAACGGAAATTTAACAACTCCGTCTTCTAACTCTATCTATGCGGTCTACGAAACAAATTACAGCAACAGCCGGAATACTTCAGGTAACGAAAGCATTTATGACATCCTAAAAAGAATAGGCACTGCAATGAACGCTAATAATTATCTTGGGGTAAGTAATCACGGCAGCAGCTCGGGAGACTCTCAGGTCTCAGCGGTAAGTCCCGGCATCACGGAGATGGTAATTGGCGGTAACGGTTACTCCGCTGTTAGAACGTCAGCGTCTTCTGGAAACATTGGGGGCACTGGCATATCTGGTCACGCAGACTCTTTCTGCGTTATAGGTGAGAACGCTGATTCAGACAACGACACGCAGGTGCTTTGTTTTTTTGATGGGAATCTATCAAGCGGTAAGGGGGATAGCTGGCGTGGCGGTGCGCCTGCTCAGACATCTTGGAGCTACTGGGGCAATGACTTCCACAGCAATTCCTCAACTCAAAACATCGCGTCTGGCAGGCAAACGGC